AGGAGCCTGTCGAGCCCTACGCCGGTGACTTCGTGATGGGCGTGGACTGGGCGCAGATGCACGACTTTACGGTGCTGACGGTGCTTGACCGAGCAACCCGCCGCATGGTGGACTGGCAACGCTTCAATCAGCTTGACTGGGCACTCCAACGCGGACACCTGACGAGCATGGTCCGCACGTGGAAAGTAAAGCGTATCATTGCCGAGCGAAACAGTATCGGCAGCCCCAACATTGAAGCCCTGCACCGCGAAGGCTTGCCGGTCATGGCCTTTGACACCACGGCAACCAGTAAGCCACCGCTGATTGAGTCGCTGGTGCTGGCGTTTGAGCGCAGCGAGATTGGCATCCTTGCGAATGAAGTGCTGATTGGGGAGCTCGAAGCTTACGAGCGCACCGTCAGTGAGCAGACCGGCCGCAGCCGCTACAGCGCCCCTGAAGGGCAGCACGACGATTGCGTGATGAGTCTGGCCCTCGCCTGGCATGGTGTCATGCATGGCGGTGTCCAGGCGTTCTCAGTGTAGAGGTGACAGATGCTCCAACGGTTGCGGAACTACTTCGGTCCTATCCCTGAGCCTGAGACAAAGGCATACTATGACGACGGCATGGTCGTGACCTCGTCCTATCAGGTGGCAGGCTGGACTGATACCGGCGACTTCAATACGATGCTTGAGCAGGGCTTCTTGAAGAATAGCGCCGTGTCTGCCTGCGTGTCTGCGCTTGCCTTCGCCTTCCCTGAGCCGCCGCTGGTCGTGAGCAATGCCGCCGATACCGATCTGAGTAACCACCCACTACAACAGCTCCTACGCCGCCCTACGCCGCAGTGTGGCGAGGCAGAGCTGATGCAGGTTGTCGCCAACTACCTCGCCAATGGCGGCAACTGCTACCTCTACAAAGCCCGCAGTGGCGGCACGTCTGGACGAGTGAAGGAACTGTGGCCCTTCAGTGTCGGGCAGATGTGGCCTGAGAAGCCTAGTGGCATCGGCGCCCTGATTGAGTGGTACATCTACCGCAAGCCTGACCAGTCAATCGCCCGCATCCCTGCCAAAGACATTATTCATCTCAAGTGGCCCGTGATCGATCCGTATGCGCCCTACATGGGCTTTGCCCCACTGCGCCAGGTCTTCCGTGAAGTGGATACTGACAACGAGGCCACCACCTATCTCAAGGCCTTGCTGCAGAACGACGCAGCGCCCCGCACGGTCCTGAGCTTCCCTGAGGGTGCGTATCTCGACGACAACACCAAAGCAATGATCGCTACTCAGTTCGGCATCCGGCATGGCGGGGATCGGCGCGGTGGTGTCAGTATTGTGACGGGTGGTGCGGAGGTCACGCGCATGGGCCTCAACCTACAAGAGCTCGCCTTCGATGCTATCCGCGCCGTGCCGGAAGCGCGTATCTGTGCGGCCTTCAGGACACCGCCCATCATTGCCGGCCTCAATGTCGGCCTTGAGCACGCCACCTATAGCAATATTGAGCAGGCCAGCAAAGACTACACCAACCGCCTGCTCGTCCCGCTCTGGCGCATGGTCGCCAGTGAGCTTGAAGCCGATCTGGTGCCTGAGTTTGGCGAGGCCGGCAGCCTGACCATTACGCATGACCTCGGCAAAGTGGCAGCCATGCAGGAGGACGCGACCGCCAAGTACACCCGCGCCACGCTGGTCTACGAGAAGGGCGTGGCGATGCTCAATGAGGCCCGCGACCATATCGGCCTGGACCCGGTGCCGGATGGCGATACCTTCAAGCAGGCGCCCGCACCACCACCGATGCCGGGTGGGAACGGGCAGCCCGTGATCGACGTGCAGCCCATGCCGCCCCGCCAGTTGACGGACGAGGCAGCTAAGGCGCTGTATACGCTCGCCGTGAAGGAAATGAAGGCACAGAGCACCGAGCCACTTGAGAAGCGGATGCAGCGGGTGGTGCAGTCCTACCTCGCCGGTCAGTATAGCGACTGGGCGGCAGCAGGAGGGGACGAGTGAACTCTCTTGAGCAATGGGTTGTTGACAGCGATCGTGTAAGGATGCGCGATAGCATGGTCCCGCCTATCGTGGTACGTACGATCATCCGTGCGATGCGGTCACTTCGAGTAGAGATGGGCGTCAATCCGGTGTGTATCTGGGTGTCAAGTTATACATGGCTGCGAAATGGCCTTGAGATGGCGGAGTCTGTCAACGAGCTATGGGGCATTCCCGTCAAGGAGTTGCCACCATCGATCCATAGGGTGCTGGCCTTGCACACGACCTATGATCGGCTCTGGATCGAGTTTGAGAATGGTATCTGGTCTGAGGTAGTTGTGCATGACCATTGACCGCAATGGCGACCAGATCGCGGCACTCACACGGCCGTTCCATATCCAGTTGCTCAGGCTGGCGCACCGTGACGCCAATGCGGTATTGGGCATAGACGCGGTGTTCGATGTAGAGAGCCGCGAAGTTCAGCAGACCTTGAAGATGCTGGCTACCAAGGTCCGCAGCGTGGCAGAGACGACCCGCGATGACATCCGCCGCCTGACCGGGCAGGGTGCCGAAGAGGGCTGGAGCCCCGCGCGGCTGGCAGACGAGATCAGCAAGCTAGGTGAGATCGCCAGTGCGAGCAGGGCAGAGTTGATCGCCAGTACAGAGAGTGCTCATGGTTATGAGGCGGGCTCGCATCTTCGATGGAAAGAGTCAGGCATGGTGAAGGGATCTGAGTGGCTGCTTGGCCCTAATCCGTGTCCTGATTGCGAGCCTTTGGGGGGGAAGGTTGTTCCGCTCGGCGAGGCGTTCGCTGGTAATGTGGTGCATCCGCCTTTGCATCCACGTTGTACCTGCGCTACGGCAGCCGTGCTCACATGATCACGCTGCACTGCCAGCATCGGGACGAAGAGACGGGCCACAAGTGCGGGCGTCCGGTCGTGTCTATCCAGAATGGGTGCCTTGTGGTAACATCGTGGCATAATAACGAAAAGCACACGACGGTCGTAACATTATCCGATATGGTACGATTGCAAGAGGAAGACAAGCGGCGGCGCGAGCCAGCCCTTCAAATAGCACAGTAGACAATTAAATAGATTGAGGCTACGGCCCGCCCAGCACAAGGATGCTGCGGCGGGCCTTTTTGTGTTCAGGAGAGTACGCCGATGCTGCACAAGGTACAGACTGTCACCGATTTCAAGGTGCTGGACGACGGCACCGGCGGTTTCATTGGCTATGCATCGACCTGGGACAACTGGGATGCTGTCAACGAGAAGCCTGTACGTGGTGCGTTCGGCAAGAGCCTCAGTGACTTTGTCGCCAATGGGTTTATTGCGCTGGGCCATGACTGGCACTCGCTTCCGATCGCCACGGTGAAAAGCGCGATTGAAGACGATCATGGCCTGTTGATCGATGTTGAGTTTCATGGGACACCAGCCGCCCAGGATGCCCGGCGCGTGATAACTGAAAGGCAAGCGCGCGGCAAGGGCTCTAAGCTCAGTATTGGGTATGAGGTCCTGAAGGCCAGTGCGGTTGACGATCCGCCTGGTGGCCGCCTGTTGGAAGAGCTCAAACTCTATGAAGTTAGTTTTGTTACCGTGCCTGCAAATGATCAGGCGTCTGTGCTTGCAGCGAAGGCCGATCCGCATGCTGGATCGTCGCTCGTTGAGCACTCTGAGACGGTGCTTGCTGCCGTCAAGGAATTGCAGGCCAGGTTTAAGGCGATTGTCGAACTGCTGGTCAAGGAGGGGCGTCCATTGTCACAGGCGCGTCGAGAGCGTCTGATGGCGCAACGGGAAGTAGTAGCCGCGTTGCTTGCTGACATTGACGAGATGCTTGAGTCAACCGCTCCCAAACCAAAAGACGACGACACCGCCAAAGTGAACGCGCTGTACGCCGAGTTTCAGCGCATTGAAGCACAGATCAATGGAGCACTACCGTGGGAAAACTAGAAGAGGTCCGCGAGGAGCTGCACGGCAAGCAGAAGGCGCTGCACGATATCTTTGCCGCCTATCCCAACCTGGACATGTCTGCCGAAGTCGCCGCCGACATCAAGGCCCGCAATACCGAGTTGACGGATCTTGGTAAGAAGTATGACGAGCTGCGCGGGATGGCCGAGGCAAAGGCCCGCAACGATGCAGCACTGGCGGGCGAAGAGGATGTGCAGCGCATCAGTGTCGATAGTGGACGCTCCACAGAGACACGGGCAGGACAGACGAGCGGCGCAACCTTCAAGAGCGCCGGTCAGGTGTTCGTTGAGAGCCGCCAGTACAAGAACTTCACACCAGGACCGGGGCATACCATGGTTGTTGACATGCCCGACATGGATGTCAAGACCCTGATGACCACGGCGGCAGGCTGGGCAGCTCCGAATGATCGCGGTCCGAAGGTTGTGCTGTCTGCCGTGCGCCGTCCGGTCGTTGCCGATCTCATCCCGCAGGACACGACGACCAACAGCGTGATCACCTACATGTCGGAGACGACCTTCACCAATAACGCAGCTGTGGTTGCTGAGGGTGGTGTCAAGCCTGAGTCAGCACTGGCACTGACGGCCGTCACCTCCAACGTGCGGAAGATCGCCACCACGCTGCCGGTGACGGATGAGCAACTGGCGGATGTGCCGCAGGTACGAGCCTACATCGACAACCGCCTGACACTTCAGATCGGCCTCGCGGAAGAGGTCGAGCTCCTGACGGGTGATGGTACCGGCCAGCACTTGCTTGGGCTGTACAACCGGGTGGGCATCCAGACCCAGGCGAAGGGTGCCGATCCCACGCCGGATGCCGTCTATAAGGCCATGACGCTGATCCGCTTCACGGCTTTTGCCGAGCCATCGGGCGCCATCATGCATCCGAACGACTGGCAGGACATCCGTCTGCTCAGGACCGCAGACGGTATCTACATCTGGGGCAGCCCGGCCGATACCGCCGCTGTTGAGCGCATCTGGGGTCTGCCGGTGGTCGTCACCACGGCAGCGACCGAAGGCACCGGCCTCGTGGCTGACTTCGTGATGTTCACGCACATCTCGCGTCGCATGGGCTTGCAGATTGATGTCGGCTGGATCAACGATGATTTCACAAGGAACCAGCAACATATCAGGGCGGAAGAGCGCTTAAGTTTAGAAGTTTACAGACCGGCTGCCATCGCAACGGTTTCGGGCATTTAGCACAGTAACCAGAATATGGTATAATCCTAGGTAGGGAATAGCCCTACCTAGGAGGTTATC